TCAATCACCGTGCCATCGGCATGCTGACGGGGACGAGACGGGTCTTTGGCTTCTCTTGCTTGGATGCCCGCCGTGCGCCCTCGCAGGCATAGCGCAGCGCGTCGATGACGTGGTTTTCCTTGTCCTCCAGAATCGGCAAGATGCTGCCCGTGTCCCGGTCGGTCTTGTAGCTGTAGAGCGTCAGTTCATCAATGGTGTGCTTGCAGCGGGGATGCACCACGATGTCGAAAGACTTCAGCCATTCGACGCCCTCTTCAACAGACTTGGGGCCTTTGACGGCTGGCATGATCTTCGGGAAGCCGTTTTTGCGCATGTGGCTGATGGTCTCGGGCCGCGCGCTGTCGGCCACCATCGGCCAGCGCTCAGCCTCGGGGATCGTCATAAACAGCGAAGGCGTGTCAACGATCTCGCAGCCCACCTGATAGGCTTCGTGGTCGATGTAGAGTTTGCGCCCGATGATGTGGCAGCGGATGCCAACGGTCGGGTCGGTGGCAAAGCCCCAGTCAGCGCCGAGGCGATGGACGGCATCAGGCGGTGCCTCGAAGTCCTCAATGGCCCAGTTCTTGAACACGCGGGTTTCGCTGTTGCGGACGTACTCGCCCTTCCAGACGTGCAGGTATTTGTCTGGATCACGCCGCTTGTCGTACTCCATTTCGTCTTTGAGAACGTCAGGGAACCACGGGTTGTCGGTGTAGTTCACCTCGACAATCACGCTGTCAGGCGGAGGCGTTGGTCCACGCAGCAGGCCCTCGATGGGGTCGGTGTCAAACCGTGGGTTCCAACTGAACAGCAGTTGCGATCCTGGCTTACGGATGGTCGGGCGCAGGAGATCCAGCGAGAACTGGCTGATCGACTGGGCTTCTTCCACCCATGCGATGTCGAACCCCTCAAGCGATTTCACACTGTCGGCAGTGTGGTTCTGCATGCCTTGGAAAATGATGATGCCGCCGTGCGGGCATTTGATCTCGGCCTGCTGCACCTGGAACAGATGACCGACGCCCAATTCCTCGATCTTGTTCTCGATCAGCTTCTTGACCGACTGCTTCAGCGACTTCTGCACCTCGCGCACGCAGACCACGTCGGTCTTGCGCATCACGCAGCGCTCCACGATCCATTCGGCGAAGAAGGTTGACTTGCCAGATCCGCGCCCGCCGAACGCCCCGATATAGCGGGCGCTCTCGCGTTGCAGGATCGGCAGCGCCCAGCGAGGCGTGTTGATGTCTAGGTTCATTGGGGTCCGACTACTAACTGGTCCCACTGGCTCGGTGGCACAGCAATCGAGATGGCTTCTTCAATGTCACGCCGAGACACGCCGAGGGCTTCAGCAGCGCCAGCGATGCCAGCCTGATTGACAAGGCCAATGATTTGCATCTCTGGCGTTCCGGCTTCTGCGTCATCGCCGAGAGCCGTCAGCACGGCAGCACCGCCAACGCCGGCGCTCAGGTTTCGCAGATTGGCAAACGCTGGGTCAAAGCGGGCGAAGCGGGATCGAACGTTGGCGGGATCTGCGGTCATTACCGTTGTCCGCGGTTCATTTACTGCGCTTGTGTAGTATTTTCCGGCTCCGCCGCGGTCAACGATGTTTTGAAATTGGATTTGGTCAAACCCGCCAGCCTGCGCGGCGCGAGAGACATTATCCGTGTTCGCCATTGCTAAACTGGAGGACGTGCCGTCACCCCAATCAACTCCTGAACCTTGCATGAGATCAAACAGGTTATCTTCGTCAAGGTAATTTTCTGGCGGCAACACGTCGTTAAGGCGCCCGTAATTTGTTTCAGCTTCTGCTGGTATGCCAGTCCAGTTGCGCCCGCCCACATCAACCATCAACGGATTTTCTGCGCGGGCGTATAGCGGATACATAGCTGGGTTGTTGCCAGTCATATAGGTTGACGCTACGCTTGGGCTGTCTGACGCGGTTACTCCGATGCCCTCTCGCGCGAATTGTCCCGTGTTAAATGCCTGCATGTTTGGGTTTGCATCTCCGCGATAAAGCGGCTGGTCAGGTCTGAAGCCCGCTCTCTCGGCCCGCGCCATCCTGCTTGCTGTGTCCATCGGCAGAGGCGTGTTGAAATACATATACTGGTCGTCAGCCGCATCCATCATCTGCTCGGTGACCTCATCGGCCCGACCTTCGGCGCGAAGCTGGAGAATATCGCGCGCCATCGCTTCGGCTTCGTTGCGCGGGGTTGGCAGCGTAGGCGCCGCTGGCGCAATCCTCTCCTGCATTCTTGGAGAAACCATGTTGACGGATGACATCTCATCGATGTCTGCGAATACTTCTTCAAGGGTCGCGTCTGGCTTGCCCGGCGGCCTGCGCCCAAGGCGATATGCTGTCGTTGCTGCTGCTTTGGATGACACCTGACCGCCCATTACCGGGAAGTCCTGCATCACGCGCTCTTGCAGCGTCTGGCCTATGCCTTGGCCGCGAGATGCTTCTGGCACTTCCAACTCAAGGACCGATGCGCTGCCATCTGGTCGCACGACAACCTCAATGGTGCCGCCGCTTTGAGGATCGGTGTAACGGACACGCTCAGAACCGGCTCCGAAGATGTTCGATGCGTCACGGCGTGATACATCAAGACCTCCACCCCTGCCAACGCCTGGGATCGGGTTGCTGTAAACAGTTGGCATCTGACCGGGCTGGTTGAGGCGGTCAACGATATCGCGGCCAGCCGCACGCATAGTGTCGCCAGCAGCCTGCGTCGTGGGTGAGAACCCCAGCAGCCCCTCCATCATCGCGGTGGCAGCAGGCACACCGATGGCACGCGCTGCCGCGATTGGTGCAGCAATGCCAGCCACGCCTGACAGCATGCTGCCCAGAGCCTCGATGCGTTGCAGGTAGCCTGCGTCCTGCGAGAACAAGCGCTCTCCGGCCCGCATGGCGCCGCCGATGCCTTCGACCGGGTTGAACGTCTGGTTCAGTAAGGCGAGCCGCTCGGCGATCCCGCCTGGCATATCAAGCGGGCTGGGTTTACGCGGTGCAACGCCACGGCTGCGCGGCTCTGCCATGAGAGCCAGATCGCGTTGACGTAGCGCGCGGTCAAGTTCGTCAGCCATGCCTTAGCCCTTCGGATCGATGATGGTTCGCTTGATTTCGACTGGGATGGCGCCGCCGTCCGGGCCGGATAGCTCTTGCTTGGTCGCGTCAGAGTAGCCGTGCTTGGACAGCATCATCTTGGTGATCGGCGGATTGAACGTGCCGTCGAGGCCATTATTGAGCAATTCGCGCTCTTGCTTTTGTGCGATTGCCTTGAGGATGTCAGAAAAAACCTTGTCCTTGTCCCGCGCCCAATCGTAGCAAGTCTCACGGTGCATGCCGATTTCGCAAGCCAGACCGGCAACTGACGGCACCTTGTCGCCCGCCTTGATCCAGCCGCCGTTGACGTATTCCCACGCCTTCTCAACGATCTCTGGCGAATAGTCTGTCAGCCTTCCAGACGGCATATTGCTCACCTCATCTCGGGCGATGCTGCCCGGTCTCTCGGCGCATTCTAACGTAGCGGCTGTCAAATTGGAAGCGCGACGGATCAAGGATGTGCTTTGCCTCCTGTCTGGTCACGCCCAGCTTGCGGGCTGCTTCGCTCACTGATTGGTATTTGCCGATGAGGCGTGGCTGTGAGCCGTTGGGATGGTGCGGACTGGTCATAGGTTTGGCCTGTTGTGTAGCGCGAATTGGCCGTGGAACGATTCGGCCATGAATACATAAGCGGCCTTGGCTTCTTCTTTGGTATCGAAATAACCAATGCGCTTCCTCGCGCCGTTCACGCAGATATCAGCGACAAATTTGTTTCTTGAAGAAAGCCAAGAGACGCCTTTGACCCCAGTTTTGTTGTCAGACCTCAAACAAGAATTTCTGTTATTTTCGGCCTGCGTTGCCAACCTCAAGTTTGACATTCTGTTGTCAGTCTTGTCGCCATTGATATGGTCAATGTGCCTCCCATGAGGGATTCCGCCATTTTCCATTGTCCAAATTATGCGATGAGCATAATTTTTTACCGAAAGGATGTTGCCAGTTTTGTATCCAGCGTGGTCAACATATGTGAATGCCTCTTTCCCCAGAAATCTTGAGTTCCATGTGAGGAAAGAGTTATCTGACGCAAACATGTCTCTCGGCCTCGGGAGCCAAAACAGCTTTCCTGTCTCTGGCTCGTAGCGCAAGAGTTGACGCAGAACGGCGGCATCTGGTATTGCTTTGTCAAGCATTGGCGAACTCCACTCGCTGATGTTGGGCCGGTTGAGGGTGCAACCTCCCGGCCCATCTTCTTTACCTCAATCTGACTATGAGGTCAACGCATCAGCAGTGCGAAGAAACTCGTATCACCTTTTGACACATATGTAGTCAAAGAAGCCCGGCCCTGATCTCTTGCAGAACAGGAAGCACCGCTTTTCAGTTTCGGCTCTGGCAGCCGCGTGGCGGTGGATGCCACCGCAAGTCTGGCCTCGGTGATAGACAATTCTTGTACCGCGCTCTGCCTCCGCTAAGGCGCGCTCTAACGCATCTGGCTTCGTCTCGCCGGTGATGTAGATCGTGCTGCTCATTCGATGACATCCCCGAAATCAATTTCGTCTTCCAGATCCTGCGGCGCGCGTCTGATCGCCTTCACCTCGGCACCGGGGAAAGCCAGCTTGGCCGCGTTCACCAGCCCGTTGCGGTGTTCGTGCAGGGCGACTGCCACCTCGCGCATGGTGTGGATCGCGATGCCGGGCCGCTTGGCGTAAGCTGCCGGCCATTCCCTGCCATCCTCGATGATGCCGTAGACGGTTCCTTCGTATTCGTGTTCCCAGATCATCGGATCGGAAACGGACCGACCGAGGCTGACGGCTTCGGCGTCCATTGCGGTCAGCCCGCGCAAGCAGATCTCCACCCAGAACTTTACCTTGTCGGGATCTTGTGCGTCGATGGCGCCGTTCAGGCCAGCCATCGCCTTGCCCCACTTCGCGGCGCTCTCGGTTGAGACAAGTTCGGGCAGGCGGTCCACGCCCCAGCGTTTGTCCATCTCGCGCACAGCCGCGTCGAAGGGTGCCAGCGATAGGTCCGCTTTGATCTCATTGGCCGTCGCACCTTTGTGCAGGATGCGGTCATCTTTTTTTTGGCGTGTTGGTCTCTGTGCCATCGTATTGGTCTCATCTCTTGCTGTATTTATGCGGAACCCACTTCCCCACCTGCCGAGCGTAAGCGGCCCGAAGGGCGGCAGGTGGGGTGGTGGGTGTAGCCATAACGCGCATCAAGCTTTCCCTCCAACCTCGCAGCCATCTTCGCAGAGCAAAAAATACGAGACGCTTTGCGTCGGATTTTTGCGAAGCCGTAGGGGGCTTGACACGTTGCACACCACCCAGTAAAGTCCGAAGGACTCAAGCAAAGCAGGTGGGGAAGCTGAAAGGCACGTCACTTGCGCTTCTTTACCCTCACCATCACCAGCGTGTTCTCGGACTTGTAAGGCTCAAGGTCTCCGAGGGCTTTCGTGAGTTTTTCTTGGTCCAACTTCATGATGCGCTGAGATGAAACGCTGGCCTCATAGGCTTCCCCGATCAGACTTGCGCCGTCTGCCAGAAGCCTCTCGCGCAAGAATGTTTCCTTTACCTGCAAGGCTTTGATCTCGGCGCGCACTTCGGCGAGTGCATCGGCGGGATGGATATTGCTCAGTGGCACGTCGGCATGTATAGAATTGGTCATTGCGACCCCCTTTCCACATTGGGTTGCGATCAGGAGGGCGGCTGTTAGCGCAGTGCGCCCTCCACTTCTTCATACTACATGATGCCGCATTCGGCAAGGAATTGTCTGCACACCTTGTTGGCGCGTTAAAAAAGGCGCAACGCATTGTTTACATTGCACCTTTTTCTTTTGTTTCCCCACCTTGCACACCTTGCACACCTGAGAGTTTCAAGGTGTGCAAAGCGTTTCAGCCGACTTCATCGCTGTTTATCCACTCGCCAACGATGACGACGGAGATTTCTCTTCCGCGCTTTTGGTCGAAGATTTTCTCGGTCGCCAAGACGTTTGACTTGATCCACGTTTTCACCATCGTTGACACCTTGGCCTTTCCCTTTTTGTCGGTCATGTCGATGCCCAGAAGATCAGCGACTGCGACACCAATCCACTCTGGAGATTGGGAACTTTCTCGGAAGGGTTCCCCGCTTGAATGGGCATCCGCAACAAGGCGCTGGACGGCTTTGGCATCCTTGCCGCTGACGCCGTCGAATGCGTCTGGCAGCGTGTACGGGACGCAGACGCCGATCCATTCGCCGTTGTCGATCTTGACGCCTTCCATCTTACGATAGACAGCGGCGGCTGCTGGCGGGGCCAGGTTCGCCTTGCCATCATCAACGCGCATGATGCTGCGCGCCTCGGTCTCATCGATGCCCAGCTTGGCTGCGTCGTCGGCTGACATGCGGTTGACCACGCGCGCAGCCCTGGCAGCCCCAATCAGCGAGCCTGCGCCACGCACGCTGTCGATTGAGGCATCCTCGCCGTTGCCTTTGCGGATGTGATGGACCAGCCCGATGGCGCACTTGGTCTCGTCAGCCACGCGCCTTATTTCCGCCACAATGGCGTTCACGGCCATGTTGTCGTTCTCGTTGATGTTGTGGGCGCCGACGAATGGATCGATGAACACGCAGCCGATCTGCTTTTCAGGTATCTTCGCGCAGAGATATTCGACCAGCTTGGTATTGGGCAGGACGCCTTCTCTGGTTTGGATGCCGAACTTGAGGCTGAAGTCTCGGCCCGCGTTGACGAACAGGCGGCCCTCGACCTCGGCGGGCTTGATCCCGTAATGCCGCATCGCAGCGAGAACCCGGCGCTGGATCTCTTCCAGCGGATCTTCAAGGTTGACGATCCAGACGTTGGTGCGCTCTTTCACCTCCTCGCCCAGCAGCGGGCGGCCCGTCACGATGGCGAGGGCTTCCACGATCTGGAGGCTGGTTTTGCCGATGCCGCCAGCCGATGCCAGCACGCTGACGAAGGAGCGCAAGTAATGGTGGGCATAGATCCAGCGGCGCGGTTCGATGCTGGCCTCGTCAAACATATCGTAGAGCGTGGGCCAATCCGGGGCCGCCTCGGGGGCGTCTGGGGTGTCGAAGCTGTCGAGGTCTATGTCATCGGCCTGTGCGCTGGCAGGTGCCTCTGGCGCGGCCTGTGGGGCCACATAGTCGAAATCATCCATGCCGTTCTCTGGCAGTTCGATCTCGGCTTTGGCCGGGCTGATCTCCAGACCATAGGCGCGCACGGCTTTGTCGAAATCTCCGTCATGCTCATAGTGGACGAACAGATCGAAGGCATCACCCCAACAGTATGCGCTCTCGCCCAGTGATTTCGGCCTGCCGACGCCAGCGGCTGCGTCAGATCCAGACAGGCTGACCCAATGGCTCACGAAGTTCTGCGTGGCGAAGCTGGGGCTGGTCTGGTAGCGCGAGCGGTAATGCTGGGAAGATCCGCGCCGCTCGTATTGGTAGCGGGCGAACAGATCCTCGATGGTGTGGTCAGCGTTGAAAGCATCAATCGGGCTGACCTGATCGGGAAACTTCTGCCGGCGCTCGGCACGCTGGCGCTCACGCTCTGCACGCGCCCGGTCGGCCTGCTCGGCGGCGAGGCGGTATTGCTCCAGCCTGCGGTCGATCTCCTGGCGGATGGCGCTGTCGGCATCCAGACGCAGCGTGCCGGCGCGGATGATGCGGTGCTGGTAGAATATCGGTGTCAGGTCTGGGTTGCGCTTACCTAAAGGAACATTGGGCAGGTAGATCGGCTGGCCGCAGCGAGCCAGCGCGCCGTCGGGGTGTATGCCATTGGCATGGAGCAGATCGAAGAGGGCTGTCTGCGCCAACTCATAGTCAGCGCCGGTCAGGACGCCCGCCAGAGGCAGCAGGACGCGCCATTTGCGGTTCTCTGGGGTTGCCCCTGATGATGAGTAAGCGAGCAGGCTCACAGGCCCGCAGACGGCCTCCACGGCGGCCAGCACGTCATCAAGGCTGGGGTTGCCACGGTCGATGTCGAGGGCCAGCATGCGGAAGGCGCCACGCTCGCGCTGGGCTTCGTGGGATCTGCCGTCGTATTCGCGGTAGGTCGAGGGGATGAAAAAGTCGGCGTCGATCTTTTCTTTGGCCTGCGGCGTGGAGACCATGCGGGCGATCTCGGCCCAAGAGATGCCGGGGTATGTATCGCCGGGTTTGTTGATGAGCGTGTGAAACGATCCTGGCGCGGTGAGAAAGCGGATGTCAGACATTGTGGCCACCGACGCACTTGCCACCAGATATAGACTGCATTATTGTATTCCTTGTGTTGGGTTGCTCTCACACATCTGGAACCTGCTCCTCCCTCGG